AACCAAGTGATGATGAACAATGTGATACAAAACATGCTACAATTTCTGTAAAAGAAGTACCATATGATAATGTTCCAGATGGTGCTGCATATTTAATGAACTACCAAATTTTTGAGAAAAATGAAAAACAAAGACCCAAACTTCGTACCAAAATTAGAAAAAGCCATAGAAAATAAGTATGGCGAGATTGCTACGAGAAATCCTTCTTACTTCTGGGATGAAGAAAAAGAGAAGGCGTATATAGCCCAGCTAAAAGAAGAGACAGAAAAACCACCAGAATATACAACTATTCAATCAGATGGTTTTTTTATCAAAAAGAAACTATTTATGAAAGCGAATCAAAGAACATGCTCGCAATGCGAAAAATACTCTTTTGATTCCAAGGACGATCTTTACATAAATAAATTTGGAACTTGTTTCAAGTGTTATGTAATTTACATTGAAGGCAGAGAAGAAAAATGGCTAAAAAAGAAAACTCCGTAACCACTTATGATATAGTAAAAGCGCTATCACAAGCTGCCTCTGTATATGATGGTGCTCATGATAAAGATGGTGAACCAGTAAAAGCTGGTCTTTCTAGAGAAGAAGGCAATCCTCTCCTCGATAAAAGATGCATTGATGGTTTCAAGGTAAAGTTTGGCGGTCAACACATGATCCTAACCTATCATACTGAATGCCTTCTTTCTGATATACACAAGATGGGTATTGAAAAGTATGAAAATGAGATTGAAGGTCACATAAAAGACATTATAAATTTCATCAAGAAAGATTATAAGAATCATGCCAAAGGTTCAGTTTCTCTTACTCAAGAAGGTGAAACAGACATTTTGATTGAGCCAGTATCAAGAATTCGCACCACTGTTAGAGCAGTTGCCAAATTCAAGATTGGTTCTATAAAAGATATGGATGAAATGCCCGGTAAAAGAGAAGAAAGAAAAGATACAAAATCTCACAATGAGCTAGGCGGACTTGGTGGTAAAAGACCATCAAATGATACAAGAAAGAAAACAGATGAAGATTAATGGAAACAACCTTTACCAAAGAAGATATAAAGAGAGAAATTGTTCGCTGCGGTAAAGATCCAGTTTACTTCATTAGTAATTTTGCACGTATTTCCCACCCAATTCAGGGAACTATTCAATTCAATCTATATCCTTTTCAGCAAGAAGCTGTAAGAGATTTCGTATCTCATCGCTTTGTTGTTGTCAACAAAGGTCGCCAGCTTGGTTTATCAACTACAACGGCAGCTTATGTTGCTTGGATGATGCTTTTTTATAGAGAAAAAAGTATTCTTGTTGTTGCAACGAAATTAGCGACAGCTGCCAACTTGGTTAGAAAAGTAAAATCTATTATAAAAAACTTGCCACCTTGGTTGGCTGTATCAAAGATAAAATTTGATAACAAGAATTCATTTGAGTTAGAAAATGGTTCATGGGTAAAGGCTTCTTCAACTTCTGGCGATGCTGGTCGTTCTGAGGCTCTTTCTTTACTAATTGTTGACGAAGCTGCACATATTGAAAACATGGATGAAATGTGGGCTGCTATGTATCCTACACTATCTACTGGTGGTCGTTGTATTGCTATTTCAACGCCATATGGTGTGGGTAATTGGTTTCATAAAACATATACTGATGCAGAATCTGGTAAAAATGATTTCTTTCCAATAAAACTATTTTGGAACGTGCATCCCGATAGAGATCAAGCTTGGTTTGAAAAAGAAACCAAAAACATGCCAGAACGTCAAATTGCTCAAGAGCTTGAGTGTTCTTTCAATGCATCTGGTGGCACAGTTGTATCTGGTAGAGATTTGGAAAGATTAGAAAAACTTACCAAAGAACCAAAATATAAAACAGGTTTTGATAGAAACTTCTGGATTTGGGAAAACTATGATCCCAGCAAAAAATATATGCTAGTAGCAGACGTTGCCCGAGGCGACGGAACAGACTATTCAACTTTTCATATATTTGATATAGAGTCAATGGAGCAAGTTGCTGAATACCAAGGCAAACTTCCACTAGATGAATTTTCTAGATTGATAAATGATTGCGGTAGAGAATATGGTTCTTGTCTAGCGGTCGTAGAAAACAATTCTTTTGGCGTTGGCGTAGCCAATAAAATAAAAGAACTTGGTTATCCCAATATATTCTACTCAAATAAAAATTTTGAATTTATAGACCAAATGACAGCCGAAGGATTGTCAATCAATTCCCCCGGCGTCTATGTTTCAATGAAAACAAGACCGCTCATTATTGCAAAATTTGAGGAATTTATTAGAAACAATTATCTAAAAATAAATTCAAAAAGATTGATGAACGAATTGACAACATTTATTTGGAATCACGGCAGAGCAGAAGCGCAAAGAAGCTATAATGATGACTTGGTTATGCCTTGCGCTATCGCATGTTGGATAAGAGATACTGCTATACAAACAGGTATAAAAGATTTACAATATAGAACTGCAATAATAAACTCAATTTCGGTTGGTTCTTCATATGTCAACACAAAAATTCCGGGTATGCAAGGATATAGACAGCCAAAAACTGATCTGTTGAATAAATACTTAGAGTACCAACAACACTCTTGGATTATAAAGGCGTAAAAAATGGCAAGAAATATAACTGGTGATAATAATACAAAAAATAGTCTTTCGCCTTTATTCAAAAAGCTTACAAAGCTTTTTTCAGGACCAATTGTAAATTATAACCAACAATACCAAAGAGCATTTAGAAGAAATCAATTAGATAAATTTGCTTCTAAATTCAATTCAATGGCTGGATTTGAGTTGCGAAAAACAACTTATAATCCTTTTGATGCAATGAGAACAAATCTCATGGCGAATCAAAACCGTGGTGAAAGATACAGTGATTTTGATCAGATGGAATTTTATCCAATACTTGCTTCTGCGTTAGATGTTTATGCAGACGAAATGACAACTCACAGTGAATTGTCGCCATTGTTGAATATAAAATGTCCAAACGATGAAATAAAAGAAATTATCAAAATCTTGTTCCATGATGTTCTGAACATTGATTCCAATCTATTCGGTTGGTGCAGAACAATGTGCAAATATGGAGACTTTTTCCTATATCTTGATGTAGACGATACTGTAGGCATAAAATCTGTAATTGGTTTGCCTCCTGAAGAAATTGAAAGATTAGAGGGCGAGGACGAAACAAACCCAAATTATGTTCAATTCCAATGGAACTCGGGTGGTATGACATTTGAGAATTGGCAAATGGCACACTTCAGAATTCTTGGCAATGATAAGTTTGCCCCTTATGGAACTTCTGTTCTTGATCCTGCTAGAAGAATTTGGCGTCAATTGTCCATGATGGAAGACGCAATGATGAGCTTTCGTATTATTCGCGCTCCAGACAGAAGATTGTTCAAGATTGACGTTTCTGGTATTCCGCCAGAAGATGTTGAGCAATACATGCAAAAAGTTATTACTCAACTAAAACGTCATCAAGTTGTTGATCCAGATACAGGTCGTGTTGATTTACGTTATAACCCAATGAGCGTGGAAGAAGATTATTATATTCCAGTTCGTGCTGGTTCTTTGTCTGATATTTCAAGCGTTGCTGGTCAATCAAACGCAATGAACGTTGATGATATAAACTACCTAAAAGAAAATTTATACGCTGCAATCAAAATTCCAAAGTCTTACCTTACAAGAGGCGAAGGTGGTGATGCAAAGACAAATCTTTCTCAATTAGATGTTAGATTTGCTAGAACAGTTTTGCGTCTACAAAGAGCAATTGTTGCTGAATTAGAAAAGATCGCAATGATTCACTTGTATGTTCTTGGCTATAGAGGCGAGGACATTTTATCTTTCAAGCTCGAACTAAACAATCCATCCAAGATTGCACAAATGCAAGAGCTTGAATTCTGGAAAGTCAAGTTTGAGACAAACAATGCTGCTAAAGAAGCTGGGTTTAGCAGCAGATGGTCTGCCAAACATATTCTCAATCTTACTGAAGAAGAGTTTGTCAGAAATGTTTATGATAAGTTCTACGATAAGAAGATAAATGCAGCCCTAGAGGGCGAATCTGGTGCTGGTGAAGGCGAAACTCCCGGCGCAGCCCCAACTGGCGCTGGTGGCACTATGGGTGGTTTGGGCGGCTTAGGTGAGCTTGGCGGTGCTGGCGAAGTACCCGCAGAAACCCCAGCAGGTCCAAC